ACTTTTGGATAATTGGATCCATTAATCTCATCTCCTTTTGCCGGCATCCCGTTTACATAGACCTTTGTACTCTCTCCATCTATAGACACCACATCTCCAGCACGATACCGGTTTGGCACATCCTTATACTTATCGACATTGTCCTTTCTGAATCGGATGCTTTTTAAATAATTGTGCGTGACGTACTGGTTTGTGAGGTTTCTGTCTCCCCACTGTCCGATCCAGATTTGGATTTTTTCGCATTCCATATCCTTAATCTCTGGTATGTTTCGCTCCATATAACTTCCATACCAGAAAATCCGCAGCTTTTCTCCCTCTTTTAAAAAGTCGTTGTGGCATCCCATTTTTAGGTTAAACGGATTGCCCTCGTAGGCTGTCGGCTGGAACTCTTCCCGTCTGAGCAAGGTGTTTCCTGGGGCGAACCACTCGATACGTGCCGTATTTCCCGCGGCATCACTCTTGTTAATAGACATGGCGCAAATCACCTTGTTATCTCCAGTCAGAAATGCAATGGTCTGCGCTCCCGTCTGTCCCATCAATCCAGTCTCGAACCAGTGCTGCGTGTAGCAGTAAAAGTTCTTTGCACCACGTCTACCCTCGCTGTCTGCCGGGATAGTAAGTGTTTTCATTCCACCATTCCAGTGTCCGTTCGTAGCCTGCCCACCCTTTAAAGCCATTACGCTGTATCCGGCAACGTCCCGCACTTCCAGCGTTCCTTGTGTGGTATTCTCCGGATTCTGATAAGAGGTACCGTGATCGTCTTGAAACTGACTATAACCGTTAAACAGTTCTTCGGATGCTTCGTAGTTCTCTCCGTCCGCTTCTTCCTGTTTGCCGAGCTGTATGACTCCATACTGGCTGACCAGTCCGATAAAGCCGTTTTCATGCTTGTGGGTAATCTCGTAGTCCACATCCGCCCATTCGGTGCCGTTGTTTTGGATGGTAATTGTCTGGTAGCCGCTCTGTTGGACTCCATAAAAGTCGAATTCTGCAGTGGAGTACGCTACCCCGTCAGGGATTAGCCATGTGATTGTTCCCTCTCCCAGAAATTCCGTTTCTTCACTGAATTCTAAAGTACCACTTGGAATCGCATAAAAGCATTTGTTCGGAACATTTCCAAACACTAACTTTTTTGGTTCATCTACTTTTAATGCTTTCTGTAAAGCATCGTACTTCTCTTCCAGATTACCCTCAATCGTAAACGGCATCACAATTTGTTTGTTCTCGTATGACGTGTAAGCAAAATCACTTCCATTCTGTTTTTCTGCCTTCACAAACGATGGATTCCAGTCAGCACCGACAAACGGTGTAAATCCCTGTAGTACTTTGATGTACTTTCCTAATTCGATGTCATTGAACTTCACAGAAAGTGTCATGTACGTTCTCCTTTCAGTAATTTCTTAAAATCTGTAATTCTTTGCTGTTCTGTCAGCATTGGAGCTGCTGTTTCTTTAATCAATTCTCTTCCATTCAGTGTTGTGCTTACTTCGATCGGACGTTTTGCCAGATCAGAAAGTCCTGCCACTGCACTCATAATCGCCTGATTCTGCTGCTGAAGCTTTCTGATTTCTGCGTTATCCATCTTGTACTGCATAACAGATGTTACTGGACGATTCGCTACTCTGGATGCATTAAAAGCCATGACCTCTCGCATCCGTGCTGAAACAGCGGACAGATCGATAGATTCCAGTGCTGCGTTTGAAATATTCCGGGAAGATTTTACAACTGACTTTTCTTCATCCTTAATACCCAATGCCAGACCTTTACTGAAGAATTGACCAAATTCCCTTGTCTTTTTGGATGGGGAACGCTCATCAAGTTCCCTTTTCGCTGCTGCCAGTGCAGAAGAAGCAACTGCGATAGCTGCGGAAATAGCCGCGGAGCTTCCAGCCGAAATACCATTGGCAAGACCATAGGAAAAATTCAATCCCTGATCGTATGCCTCGCTTTTCATTCCAACGCCCTTTAAACCAGATACCGCTCCGTCTCCCAGGCTTTTACTGGATGACTCCGCGTTTTTCTTTCCGGAATCAATCCCACTCTTTAAACCATCACCAAGTTTCTTTCCTTCCTGTTTTCCTTTTTCGGAAAGCTTGACATTTGACAATGCCACCGCTGCATTGCCGCCTAATGTAGATGCCGCCGCATTTACTGATCCAGAACCACCAACAATTCCATTTGCAAGCGCGTTTGCAATCTGACTTCCCATTGCCTGCGCTTGTCCCGAAACATTTGCAGATGAAAGTCCTGATAAAGCCGCATTTTCCAATCCTGATGCAGCCGCCTGCACAACTGGGGCTTGACCGCTCAAAGAGGATGACAGTCCAAAACCTACGTTGTTTCCAAATCCTGCCGTAGCTGACAACATATCCATGCCATTCAGTCCTTGTGGAATCTGACCGCCTAAGGAAGCCGCTGCCGTCAATACGGCATTGGAATTCGCATGCAACGCATCAATTAGAGACTGTGTTGCCTCACTTCCTTTGCTGGAAGGAATCGTTGTCGTATCTGCAGTACTTGCACCTGTATTGATCTCATTCACAGCGCTTTTTGCTGCTTCATTGATCGCAGTTTTTCCACTGTTTACAGAATTCGCAGTACTATCCGCCGCCTCTTTTCCTTTTTGAGCAGGAACTGTAGAAGTATCTGCCTCTGCTGCCCCTTCGCTAACACCACCCTCGATAGCGTCTTTTGCTGCTTGCTTCACTGGTTCTTTTCCCTCTTGTAAAGCGTTCGTTGCAGCTTCTGTGGTTTCTTTCGCTTCTTGGGCTGCTGCTTCTGGAACTCCTGAATTATTAACTACATTATTTACTTCTCCGAGCGCAGATTGTAGGCTATTCAGAAATACTTGCACTCCCTGTTGCGCTGGATCTGCCAATTGATCAAATCCTTCCAACCCTTGTAGCGCATTATACCAAACCTGAGACCAAGTTTTTTGAGTCTCTTCGTCTAGGCCTGCGAAACCAGAAATAAAACTTTCCATACCAGCTTTCGCTTCTTCACTTAGCTTTCCATCTAAATCTGCTTGTGCAAGTGCGGACAACATTGCCGCACTCGCCTCCGGTCCGACATCTCTAATCCCTTGTGCGATTCCACCTGGCAACTGGTTGAAATTATAAATCGTCTTTGCAGCGGCATCTGCCATTTGTCCATAAATTTCATCAGAAATCTGTATACTTCCATCCTGAATCAATTTTAAACTGTCAACATAATCACTTGCCTGACTGTAAAGTTGGTCTCGGGTTTCTTTATTTGCCGATAACGCTTCTGATGTGTAAGAGCGATATGATGTAACTAGCGCGTCAATTGCCTCCTGCATTTTTACAACATCACCAGACGCAGACGCTTCAACAAGCGCATTGTAATTATCGTATTCTTGCGACAATTCTTCCATCGCTTTCTTGCTTTCCCGAACCTCTTTTGTAGCACTTTTATGCGCATCCTTCGCAGCAAGAAGGTTCTTTTTGGCATCTTCTAATTGACTTTTGTAATAAGGATACATTCCGGCGGCATCCCCTGTTGCGCTCTTCAGATTCTCTTTTGCCTCTGTAACTGCTTTTGTTGCTTCTGCAACATTTTTTTCTGTTTCACTGGCATCCTGTACAGCCGCTTTATAATTTTTCATTGCCTCTTCTGTTTTTTCATAGGCATTCGCCATATCTTCCTGCATCGAGCTTAACAAGGCTTCTGCTTTCTTCTGGACTATAACTTCTTGAATTGCACCAACAACTTCCTGATATTTCTGAACCTGACCATCAAGCAATTCAACTTCGACACCAAGAGCCTGTGACAGTTCCCCTGTGATTACTTTCGCCCTGTCCTCATATCCGGCTTTTACTTTTCCATTTTCATCTGTTATTGATTGTAATTCAGATAATAACGACTGATATCCACTATATTCCCTGTCGATAGAAGCGACCGATTCCTCTCTTGTGTCGCGTTGCTCGTTCAGTGCCTCTGTATTTTCCCTGCAAACCTCCAATGTCTTTTTCTGTGCATCTGTTAACTCATATGTTTTCCCTTTTGCATTATCAGTCGCAAGAGAATAAACGCCAATTCCTGCGGCTAATGCAGCTACAGCCGTCACAACAAGTCCTATCGGGTTAGCTGCCATGACTGCGTTCCAAGCCATCTGAGCCGCAGTCGCAAGCTTTATCTTTCCAGTGCAGATTCCTATGATCGTTTCCTTTGCAGTAAGCGCACCAGACGCAGCCAATACCTGCAAGGCATTCGCTTTCTCTGCTGCGGATAACATCTTCACTGTAGCAGTAAGTGATTTCATTGCTTTCCCTGCACTCGTAACAACTTTATATCCTTTAAATGCAGTAAAAGCCGCCGTTGCTGATGCTGCGATCAAGTCCAGATTCTCTCCTGCAAAGTCTAGTGCCTTTGTCAGTGGCGGGAGTGCTTTATCAGCCAAATTTCCAACAGCATCCACTACATTATCCAATGTATCCACTGCCGTCTCTGCTGCTTCTCTCAATCCACCATCACTCAATGACTCTGCCACTGCATCAATCGCATCCTCAACCGGTTCTTGCAGTTTATCCGGCAACAGTTCTGCCAAACCGGATGCCATAGACTCCGCCATCTCTCCGGCCGCACCGAGAATCCTTCCTTTGTTCGAAGCAATTCCAGAAGCAAATGCTTCTATAAAATCAACTGCTGTATCCACCATTTCTGGGGCGTGTGATGCTGCTTCCACTGCAAGATTGGCAAATTCATCACCGGCTGTCTGTATTGCTTCATTCAGACCACCGTTATTGAAAGAATCCGTGATATTGTTGATGCTTTCTGTTGCTGTCTTTGCTGCATTTTTCAGATTGTCTGCTACGCTGTTGTAAAACGCCAGACCTAATGTTTCTGCTGATCCACTAAGTTGTTCCAATGCACCGGATAGATTGTCCTGCATTGTTTCCGCTGCCTCTTTGGCTGCGCCATCACAGTTTTTATAGGCATTTGTCAGTTCTCCGAGAGAACCTTCTCCCTCGTTAATCAATGCAAGCATACCGGACAATGCTTCTTGTCCATACAGGGTGACCAGATAATTATTTTTCTGCTCATCCGTCATTCCCTCTGTTGCCTGCCTGAGCATTCCAACCTGTTCAGTCAGAGACTTCATTTTCCCGTTGGAATCATAGAAGGAAATTCCAAGTTCATCCATAGCCTCAGACATGTCTTTCGTTGGCTTTGAAAGCCGTGATAACGCACCTCTTAAAGAAGTACCAGCCTGACTTCCATTCACTCCGGCATTCGCCATGATTCCGATTGCCGCTGCTGTCTCTTCCAAACTAAGTCCTGCTGCCCTTGCAAGAGGCGCTATGTACTTCATTGCCTCTCCGGTATCTGCTACAGAGGAATTCGTACGGTTTGCATTCGCCGCCAGAACATCCGCAACGTGTGCTGCATCGGATGCCGCCAGTCCAAATCCTCTTAACGTTGATGCTGCGATATCCGAACTGCTCGCCAGATCTTCACCGGATGCCGCTGCCAGATTCAAAAGTCCCGGCATTGCACTCATAATCTCGGATGTGGTAAAACCGGCTGCTGCCAGATTCTCCATTCCCTCTGCTGCCTGACTGGCAGAAAATGAGGTATCAGCACCTAACTGCATTGCCTGTTCTTTTAATTGCTCAAATTCTTCTCCTGTTGCTCCGGAGATAGCCTTAACTCTAGACATCTGAGATTCAAAATCAGAACCCACCTTGATTGCCGCTGCTGCAACTCCACCAAGTGCTGCTGCAGTTCCCGTGATCGCTACCGTTGCCGCTTTCATCCCTTTTGCTGTTATACTCCCAAGCTTTGAAAGTCCTTTTTCTATCCCGGAAGAATCCAGATCTGTTTCAATTACAACTTTTCCATCTGCCATTTACTCACCACCTCGTGTTAAAAATTTGTATAAAAAGAGCACCTACCATTTCTGATAGATGCCCTGATTACTGTATTTAGTTATTTGACCGGATTTCCAGTACAGCCTTGCATAAAGGCATATACGCGATTTATATGACATTCGTCCATTTCTTTCAGCTTGCTGATAATGAAGTTCTTCTTATATTTAGCCGCTGTGCTTAATTTCTCTCTATTCTCTTTCATTACGCCACCTCACTACTTGCCAGATTTTTAGCGAACCGTTCTGCAAGTTCCAAACACTCTTCATTTTCCATATTCTCCACAATCTTCACAATGGATTTCTTACGATCACACTGCTCTGTATCTGGAAGTCTGTCACGTTTATCCAAATACCTGTATAAGATTGCTTCTATCTGGCGTTTAATTCTATAATCTTCCGGTCTTAACTGCGACAAGAGGCTCTGAAACTGATTATTTTCCGCTTTAGTATTGTTCGCTTTTTCTGCTCTCTGCCCTTGCATATAGCCAAATCTAAATGATGATAACGCAAGCTCAAAGTCGCCGGGAGCATGGTTCAACAAATCTTCTGCCTGTTCAAATTTCATTCTAAATGCAACAGGGATCATCAAGTTTTCTCTCTTAATTTTTTCATATAAATCCATCTTACGCCACCTCCTGATATACAACTTTACATTTATTCGTATTACCATTTGATAACCGATGCTCAATGAGTGTGGGATACCCATTTTCCTCCAGCCATTCTTTTACCTTCTGGAAAACAGAATCTTTATATTGAACAGTAACGCCGTCATGTCCATTCCTGCTATAAGCTGTCTTTACAATTTCGTCCTCTGAAACATCCAACTTCTGAATGATAGCACTTACTGCCTTATCGTGTGGTCTGCCACTTTCCGATAAAATACCAAACTCTTTCGCCATCGTAGTACAATCCCACAAGACCGGAACTTCTGAAATCAGCGGCACTTTCACCGGATACCCGTTGTCTGAATAAATACGGATAATTTCAGCAGCTATGTACTTAGAGTCTACTCCTGCATCATTGAGAGCACCTTTGATGTTCTTCACCATCTGGTTGACGGATGGGAGTTTTTCTTTGTGGGTAGGTTTCTTCTTTGGCATTTCATAGGAGCCGGTCTTGCGGAGTGTTGGGAGAACTTCATCAAACACCCACGATTCAAAACGTTCTGCTGATTCCAATTTACTGTGAGTAATAAGACGGTACATATCACCCTCAGGAATCAGGGAGATATTTTGACCTCCTTCTTTGAAGCTGTCGTGTTTCACGACACCTTTGCAATGTCTTGAAATAGCATCTCTTGGATTACTATATCCAAGGGAATTCGCAATATCTTTTCCAACAAAATACGGTTTCCATCAATTTCTACTGTTCTTATCTGTCCAAATTCTTCATTTTTAAAAATCATCAATTCATTCATTATTAAAATTCTCCTTGTAATTCTGGTCGGAATTCTTTATAATAAATATAGAATTCCCGTTGGTTAACGGGTTTCTGGGTTGAGTAAGCACGAACTTTGGGTGGTAGGTGTTTACTCTTTTTTTGTTTCTATCAGTTCTTCAACTTGCAAATCTAAAGCTTCTGCTAATTTTCCTGCAATGTCTGGCTTACATGTTTTTCCATTTCTAATATAAGAAATCGTTGCTCTAGATACACCAGATGCATTTGCAAGTCTTGCGCAGTTATACTGCTTCTTTGCCATAGCCAGAATCATTTTATCAGAATCAAGTTTTACTGAAACGCTCATCTTTCCATCCTCCTTTCTATTCATAACTGAATATCTATATTCTAATATTCATTTTTGAATTTGTCAATACGATATTTGCATTTTTGAATATTTTATGCTACCATAAAGAAAAAGGAGGGATATTATGGGCATAAATGAATATGTAAAGATTGGTTCTCTTATCAAGGAATTGCGTCTTTCAAAAGGATATACTGCAAAAGAGTTTTCAAAAAAACTCCACATTCCGTATTCGACATATTCCAATTACGAAAATAATAATCGAGAACCTAATCTTGATGTTCTTAACAAAATCTGCGAAAACTTGGATGTTACAGTAGATCAACTTCTGAGCCTTTCCACATTACCGCTAGAACTTCGTGATAGTATTGTTGATGCACTTCTTGAAGATGATATTCAAACAATCAAAAAGAAAATTAAAAATGAATTTTATGATTTCTTCGATCCATCTGAATTTACTCAAGAAGAATTAAATGATATCAAGCGGTACATCGAATTTATAAAATACAAACGCAATGTAGACAGCAATACCACCGAGTAATCGGTGGTATTTTGCACCAAAAAACCACCTACCGAAGTAAGTGGTTTTTTTCCTACTTTAGGTTTAATTCTTCTTTTAACTTTTCCAATGCGTTTTCCGCCTCGTATGTTTCCCCCTCAGCGAAATATAAATAGCTCACATTGCTTGGTGACAAACATATATATGTAAGTATGATGCCATCATTAAAAGTTTTACTATCATCCTCCCTTAACACTCTTGCTCTGTCTGCTATTTCTTCCAATTTTTCCTCGCAAGTATTCTGTTTCATTTTTCCTTGAATATAATCATCAAGAACATCGCATGTCTCAATCCCTAAATCATACACATCCTGGCTAACATCTTCCGGTTTTCCACCGCATCCTGTCAGCATCCCCACACAAAGAACTGCTGCCAGCAAGACACTTAGTACTCTCTTCATAACCTTCCTCCTCCCCTATACGCTTTACCACATACTCATTATACCGTGAGGATTGTGGAATCGCAAGGATGGAATGGAGTGAGAAATCGCCCGGCTCAATTTTGAGCTCGGCTAATTCTTTCCACACAACTGTGGAAAGCGCATTCTTACTCCATCATCCTTCCCCAACCTGTTGGGGAAACATCTCAGATGTCCGTTTTTCAGACTTCCAAAAATCTTTAATGTTGGCTGCAAAATTTTCAGCTCGATTCAGAACTCTTCCACCATCTTCCTTACTTTCTGATAAATCTCTTTGTATGGAGTTTCCTTCTCCATCAACTTTCGGATTCTCATTTTCACAAGGGTTTCCATTGTTTTCAATTCCAAAAGCGTTTCCTGTGAGATATCATCACGTTGACCACCATGCAATCCGACTTTGCTATTTATCAGTTTGGTAAAGATTAGATAGTATCGATCCGCATGTTTGCTTCCCTGCTCTTTTGCATACTCTATGAATAGTTTAATCTGATCTGTTTCATATCGCCTTGCTTGCTTAGATTCATTACGGATTCCAAGCCATTTGCTGTCTTTTTCAGAAGATATGTAATAACCGTTCTTTCTGATAGCCGAAATAGTTTCATATACCCAATCATTAAACTTTTCTGCAATCTCTTTGTTTGAATATCCACAAATAGCATATATTCCTCTTTCTTCGTAAAGAAATGCTTTTTTATCCTTACCTACTCCATTGAAGGGGGTCTCAAATTGTGATGACCTTACTTCTACGCTGAATTTATCTAAGCGTTCTTTATGTCTTTGATGTACTACCAAAATCGCATGGGCTGGATTTTTATACTCTAACGCATATCCAATCTGTGTCCTGCTCATATAGATGTTGTTTTCCTCATCCACATAAAAATCACATACTGTCCCTAAAAATTCTCCATGTTTCACAAGTTTTAGTTTCATACTATTTCGTATCCTTTCCACTTAAATTTTTACATTGATGATGAATCCAAGCAAAAATAGAGCGGAATTTTCCGCTGCACTTATTATGGACTCTATATATGTGGACTCCTCAAAATTTAGGAGTCGAAATTCAATACTCTCTGCTGACTAGCAATTTCAAGTATCAAAATAAGGTGCAGCACTTCGCCACACCTTTACACACACTCTCTACGTTCGTACGTTTTTCGTACGAAGCAATTCACTCACATCACCGCCGTTGAGAAGCGCATCTTCAATCTGCCTTGTCCGGTCATCCATAGCCGGTGCCTGATCAAGACCGTAATACTTCTGCATTGCCCGGTAGAACTCCCTCTCCTCTTTTGAGAGGTTCTTATTAGACACGTCCATTGTACGGTACTCAATGACCTTTGACAGCCTGGTATCTTCTCCCAGATTCTCCAGAAGCAGCATAAACTTCCACCAGTGCATCTCTTCTGTCTGCAAGTCAATTCCGTACTGCTGGATGAATCCGGCATAGATCAGTCCTGCATCCTCTTGAAAGTCAAACGGTTGCTTATCATTGACCCCTGCGATCTTTCTCGGAAATTTCTTCTTTGACTGCTCCTTGCCACAGGAAAAGAACCAAAACATCTGATCCACATGTTCTTCCGTGAAATAATCACAATCTCTGTAAAACAACAGCAGCACTTTCAGTAAAGAATCTCCCGTCAATTCTTCTACGCTTTCTATGATTTCATTGCATTTTAAAACGGTGCGGAAGTCCCAATTTACAGACCACTCCGCACCATTCACGATCAAAAACTCTGGAAATTTTTCTATTAAGAGATTCATCATTTTTCTACAGGAGCATTTTCCATTGATAACATTTTCAATCTTCCCATGATCTCGTTGTACTGATTATCCTGTCTGATCTGCTCTGTGACCAACTGCTCATAAACTGCCATGCAAGTAAGCAGGTCATTTCCTTTTCCGCATACACAATCACCCGTACCCTCTCCAAATACAACATCAAACATCTGCTTCACTCTGCCACACAGAAATCTATTCTGCTCCAGTTCTGTTCCTTCTGGCAGCTCTTCTGCAACATGCTTCATCTTCTCTAACTCAGCTCTATATCGTTCTTTCAACTCTGGATTCTCCAGATCATACAGGTTGAATTCCAATTCTACTCCATTGATAATCATTGCTTTGCACTCCTTCCTTTTCCAATTCTTGCCTTACCTACTACTCCCACGCCAACCAAGGCATTATCGGCGGGGATTATGCTCCCCCCACCGTAAATTTCTTTGTAGATGTATCAAACTGTCCATCTTCCCAATCCGATACACCAAGTAAATTTCCAGATCCCTGAATCTCACCATCGTTGTCCGAGAAATCTGACACCTCGATGGCTACTTTTCTTCTCTTTGCATAAAACTTATTCTGCTGTTCTGCCACAGGCTTTTCCATGAACACCTTCACATAATAAGTTTCTGCATCTGACCCGGTCTTTTCATTTTCTCCGATATCCGCAATAAATTCGATCGCTTTTTCAGAACGGATCAGGTCGAACTCCAATGGTGCCGTCCATTCATAAGAGCCAATTCTCTGTGTTGCTGATTTCTGATTAACATATCTTTTGGAAGATGTCTGTGCAGATGGAGAATCGTCCAACTGAGTCACTCCAAATCCAAGAAGCTCATAAGTTTCACTCAGATCTTTTGAAACATCCAGATATCCCGGATGCTGCCATCTTCCTACGACACCAGTCTCGCCTAATTCCGCAAAAAACTGAATATTCATTTTCATACTTTTACTACCTCCGTTTATAATAAATAAATTGACATTGTATCCTATATTGGCACTTCGTCTCCTGTGCGTCATACAGATATCCGTCTGTTGTTGCCCGAATAGATTTGCTTTGCAGTTTCCCCGTCAGATTCGGAAGAGCACCTGCTTTTGTACACTCATCCAGCCAGTCTGCAAATTTCTCATAGAATTCCGATGTGTCCCTGTTTTCTTCGTCTCCGTAAAGCACTCTGGAACATAACGAAAATACATACTGTCTGACAGTATCACCGTTTGCGTACCGCTTTAAGATTGGTTCTGCTGGCGTACTTTCAATACTGTATGCAGTCACATCTTCCTCCAACATATCTACATTCACAACAGGGAACATCTCCTGAAACTCCTGCAGAAACGGGCACCCGGCAATAAACTCTGCCACTTGGTTTGTTATACTCATTTCGCCTTCCCTCCGCAATATTTCGCAACAGACTGTACGATTTCTTTCCCACGATCCGCCCACATACGCTCTGTCCAGTGACTACCAGCGCGAGCATGTACAGATCTGTTCTTTCCTTTATTCTCGTAGTACTGCCGCCTTGCGTAAGGGGTGTCATAGATAATAGAGGATGCTGTTTCCGTCACACTGTCCATTGACAGGTTTCCGCTTAATCTCGGCACATAAGGTGTGGACAGCTGTCTTACTTTATGGGTGAAGAACTTCTGCCCTGCTCCGTTCTTATTTAGATTTCTCTTCAGTAGAATTTTATCTACCGGAGCTATATCCAGCCTGATCTTTGCTATTAAGAACCACCACCTATCCTGATATGCTTAGAAGAACCAAAAAAGTTCTCGGAATGACTGAGCACTTTCCCAATCGTTCCAGAGAACCTTTTCCTGATATCTTCTATTCCTGTGACATTTTCTCCATCCCATTCTCCAAGGATAAAGAAATCACCATTCCGCACAGTCCATTTTCCATACACTTCTGTTAACCGGTTGAACTCATCCGGTGAAATCCAGTCAGCACATTCTGAATATGGAATCCGGATCTGGTATTCATCTGCGCTTCTTAATCCATTTTCTCCTACGGTGCTTTTCTGGTTCGTGTGAAACCAGACCTTATGGATGACATGAGGAATAAACACCATCTTCCTGCTCTCCCGGTCTGGCCACTGATTGAATATCGTAACCTTAGCATTCGTAAGCATTGACATTCACCCCCAGATAAAGCAGTCCTGTATGAGCCAGATATCGGCGGATGACCGCATAGATCTTTGTTTGCAGAGCGTCTACTGCAATCTTTCCCGCTTCTGCTTCTGTCGCGTAATTCACAGAATATCCGTCTGTATTCTCCGACTGCACTTCTCTTCCTCCATGTTCCATTCGGTTCATATCATCCTGATAGATCATGTCAGAAAGTTCACACAGGCAAAGCTTCACCAACTCCATCTCATCCTCAGTCGGCTGCAAATGCATAATCTGATTCAGATAAGTATTGGCTTTCAAGATCGGCTGTTTCAATGACCGTTCGTCCTCGATTATAATTCCATTGTATTCTTCTACATAAAACTGAAAATCTACACGTATCAACGCCTATTCCTCCTTACGAATTCGCCATGATACCCTGTTTTTTCATTTCAGCAAGAATTGCATTGATTTTATTTTTTAAATCAGCCCCTGTTTCTGTGGACAAATCTGCAATCAAAGCCATCTGTTTTACGCCACCAAGCGTTGTCTTGTTTGCTGCTGGAAGAGTGTAACTTTGTCCCGCAGGTCCCTGCGCACCCGGATCGCCTTTTGGGCCTGCTGGCCCTGCTGGCCCTGCTGGCCCTGCTGGTCCAACCTGCTCATTCTTCACGCCCTGCTCTAACTTATTCAGTTTCTCCGCTGTAATAACGTCTCCATCACTCCATGTTGTTGGTGTATATGCCATATCTACTACCTCCGTTATATTATTTCGCTTTTCCTACTTTTGCCTTTCCGATCTTCCCACTGCCAATCAAGGCGGTATCGTCAGTGGGTACTACCCCACCGACACTTTAACTACAGCTTTCTTGTTGTCATTCGGAATAAATTCTCCAGCCTTACCAGCTCCCTGCAAAGCTACACCGTCAAAATCCTCGGATTCGATCGTTCTCGCTGTGTTAATTCCAGTAAATGCTTTTGCAACTCCGGCAATATATGCATAGGCACATTCTTTGGACTGGAAGAGCTCATCCGGAATCTCCTCTACAAGGAATCCCTTGAACTTCACAACCTCATTGCCATCAATGTTTACAGTAGAGTTTTTAGCAGTCGTATTCAGAGGATGATCCACAACGGCATTGTACAGATCGGAACAAACCTTAATTTTTTTCGTTCCAACTGCTTCAATATTATTGAAATACTTAGAAAGTTCATTGAACAACTTCAAAACATTGTCTGCCGTATAATCAGTAACGCTTAAAGTTTTTCCGGCAGATGTGGAAATAAATTTTCCATGCTGCTTATTAAACTGCTTTGTTTTTGCCCGAGACTGCAGTTCCAAGCGATCTGCTACCGCAACATCAAAATCATTATTTACGGTGTGGCGGTCAATCCCCTCATGGAAATTCCATCCCCAAGAGTAATTAACCGGTGTGTTAGTGTAAATAATCTCTGTTCTTTCTCCGAAACGGCTAGAATTACCGGTTCCCGTTCCAAAAGCTTTCGTAGCTGTTTTATCGTACCCAGTTCCAACCACAACCGGAATGTCTGATGTTTTTACATAAAAGGCTGTTTCGTTTTCTCTGACTCCATCCAGTGCCTCAAGTTCGCCGCCGAAAAAATCCGCGAAATAGGACATCTTTTTAAATACTGCCTGCAAAAGACTTTTAAACTCAATCTGGTAGCTTCTTACCGGCATATCATTATTGTCTCCTGCCGCAAATAACTGCAACATCATAAATTCTCTGTTCTTCATCTTCACATTCTCCTTTATTTATACTTTGCAAGTCTCTTTTCAAATTCAGACAACTGGCTTCCTGAGTTCGTCATGGTTTTTGGTGTGGTTCCGGTTGCTCTAGCAATCTCGGCTTTCTTAAGCTGGGATTCCACGATTTTTACAAGCTTATCAATTTTTGCATTCGTATCATCAGCATCATTCCCTACAACAAAATCAAGAACATCCTGCGTTGCTTCAATTCCTTTTTCTGCAAGAATGCCTGTGGCGCTTCTGCTAAGCTCAACCTTTGCAGCCTCCTGCTTCAGTTTTTCATTCTCTTTTTGCAACTTCTCGATCTCGTAATTCTGTTTCTGCTCAGCATTCATTTTTGCCAGCTTTTCTGCCTCTTCCTTAGCTCTCTTTACCGCCTGTTCCTGCTCAGTTTTCCATTTTGCGAATCTTTTGTTTACAATCGCATCCACATCATTGTCTGTGTACTTTTTTTCTTCCCCGCTATCATCAGATGTGTTTTCCGGATTAACACTATCTTTCACCGCATCAGGTTCTGCTGTGTGATCTACGGTTTCTTCTGCAAATAACTGCAGCATTCTAAACATCCTGCTCTTCATTTTCTTTACCTCCTAAAAGTTTAATGACATTCTTCATGGTCCTTTCCCCTAGCTTTTTACGCCTTCAAGACTTGGGCGTGAATTACATAATTGCTACATAATCCGGAAACTCATCGGCAATCAAGCGAATGCCAACGAAAAAGGAATCCACCAGAGTTTTTGATTTCTCTGACAGATTCCTGTATTCTATCTCAGCCTTTCCGGGAGATATTCTGTATTCTATTTCATCATCCGTTAAGTCATCAATCGACTGGATCAGCGTCTGCGTAAGCGCCGTGACACCAGCACAAACAATGTCTTTTCCGGGGTCTGCATACCCTGCGTGTCCAAAGATTTCAATTCGCTCTGGTCGAATTCTCACCTCAATCAAATCGCATCACCTCCAAAATGAGTACAAAAATACCACCAGCCCGCTCGACCGATGGTATTACATTGCATCAATTTCTACTTCTTTTACTAGATCGTTTAATGATTTTCCGCTATAAAATTTATCATTCATAACCTCATCTACATTATCATACTCTTTCGTATCATTACCATGCCACGCTTGATACGTTGGAATGTAATCTCTGACTTCAACTGTCACTCCCGATGCCAATCCTCTGTAAGCGAAAGAAATATCATTGCAACACTCGGATAAAATTTGTCTTACTTCATCTTTATTCATAATATATCGCCATTTTCCTTTCTTTCCTCTTCACTTAATTCGCGAGTTGTCTTATTCTTCAATCTTCCATCATCTCCCCATGTATAATCATGTACGTGTTCCCCATGTTCTCCATAAGGATGCTGCTTGGGATTCCCATGCGCAGTTGTATGGATATCTTTAGATTTTAATTTTGACTCCCCGTAAAAAGCTCTTACATCTACTTTTCCATCTTTTCCAATGTGATCTATTACCATTCCCGCCTCTGCCATTTTAGGAGGACCAGAATGTCCGCTGACTGTTCTATCTGCCTTTATTATACCAGAATCCGTTTTCTTTTCAACCCTCTTCTTCCAAGTTTCAAAGTTCATCCCATGTTTAGAATACCCATCCAGCCATTCTCGATACTCTTTATCATCCATATATGCTGCTGTACTGCAATGACAATTAGGATGCATTGGATGCGCATTTTCTCCAGGCATCATTTTTGATACTTTAAAATGTTTTCCGTCCAACGATCTACAGATCGGACAGGCGGTAGGTTCTGCGATAAACTCATACTCATCAAATCCATTGCGGATATAAGACTGTTTCTGCGCTTCTGCCTGCACCCTTGACAGTTCCGTTATCATCAGTCGCTCCGCATTTTTCCTGCTTACTCCAAACAGTTTAGTAAGGTGCCTTGCAAGTATTCTTGGATTCTTGCCTTGTATCAGACCTGTTTGTAAGAGCTTCGACAGTTCTGCTTTCATCATGTCCTGGTACATCCAAATACGGTCTGAGTATTTCGCATTGTGGAAAGAAGCATTCACAATCGAATGTGCCATCTTCGCATTGTTTTGAATGGATTTTCCCAATATACCTGCCTGCCGTTCAAATTCTTCCAGCGTTTTCTCCGTCAGGATCTGCTCAAAATACTTCTGAAGCTCATCAAATCCACCAACAAGATGCATTCCGATATTTGCTTTCAGCATTTCAAGCCGGTTAATCTTCATAGCTGCGTTATAGAGTCGCATCTCTTCATTGGCTTCCTTCGAAAAATCCTTATCCTTTACATACTGCTCCGCCTTCCGGCTGTACGCATCAATGTCCATTTTGGATACCCGCTTCTTCGCTTCTGCAATTGTGATTCCCTCTGCTTTTGCATATTTTGTATAGAATCCATTTATTTCTTTTTGAATCTCATCCATCATGTTCGCATAGATCTTCTCAATCTCTTTCGCGTATTCAGCTTCATCCCTAATATTCTTCTTCCGCTGCTCTTCTTCCCTATTCTTCCAGTACGTCCTGCTGCTCATCTGCCGCACCTCCGAACATCCGCTTCTCTACGATTGTTTCCTGCTTCTTTTCTTCCTCTTTCTCCATCCGATCAATCTCTTCTGAAACATCCTTAACGATCGAGAGGACCTGCAGCTGCGTTTCCTTGGACACGATGCTTTCAAGCGCCTGTGCTGTCTGCGCTTCCTCCAAGAGATTCTTTGGGATATTCCTACTCATTGTAAAATCAATATCTTTCCATGCGTCCCGATCTGACACATTCGTTGCAAGGGAGCAAAACAGCTTATATCGTTTCCTCATGGACTTTTCAACTTTACGGTCAAATGTTAGTGCAAGATTGCTCATGGACTGTAATTTGTATGCGAGAGAAGTTCCGGAAGCATTTCCAAAAGATTCATCACTGATGTTCGCTACCATACTTGTCTGATAAATCAAATCCTCAAGCCGATTCAAAAGATTTTCCTGTGTTCCGTCTGCCGTAGGTTTGCCAAGAAACTGCACGATAATATCTTTTGCGTTATCTGTACCATAAAGGTTTATAATCCGGTTGTCGCGAATTTTATAAACGCCTTCCTCGTCCAGTTCGGCGCCCAGCACTGCAAGATATGCTTCTGCGAAAGAATCTACATCGTTCGCCTTTTCTCCAATCACTCGGTTGTATGTTTCTACCATACCGGCAACTTCCTCATACAGACCGATTCTCTCATCGTTCAGCAAGTATTCAACACAATTAATACGCCCGTAAGGATTCGGTATACTCTCCTGCATCTTTTCTCCATCAAATGGGATTATTTCTGTCCTTGTAAGTATCTCACCATACCTTGTAACATTATCGTCCTTTTTTCCATATCTCACTGCAAATAGAGCGCGGCTCTTTACGGTATCATCGTAGACAACAAACAGTTCTTTTGGATTGCAGACTACTGTCTTTGTCTTTGCTTCTTCGTCCTGGTAAAAATATTCGAATGCATGTCCGTAAATGCAGCACTTCTTCGCCAGCTCATATTCCTGATCTGAGATATCATTATCCCGGTCAAATTCAAGGATCGCATCTTTTATTTTTTCGTCCGGATGTGATTTTTTAACAGGAATCCCATAAGCATATCCCAAAAAGGTCTCTGTGATATACCTTGGGAAATTCACTGCCAGTCGGTTATCCGGCTTCCATGATTCCTTTTCCGGAAGACGGAATACATCATGGAATCCTTTGTATAGATTCTCAAGGTATCTGTACCTTGGCATTCGTTCTTCATGCTTGCGAATATACTCATCTACTAATGTCATATTGATTTCTTTGTCGGCGGAACATAAAAGCGGTTCCGGCAGTTTGTATGGTCTTTTCCCATTCATTTTATATTCCTCCTCTAAAGGTCTTTAACTTCACTTTGCCTTTTCTCTCCTGCTCAATAGAATATCTGAGCATTGCCATTGCATCATCAAAGAAATTCACTGGCTCATCTGTGAAGGTGTTCGTCTTCTCATCTTTTCGCCATTTCCATTGCTGGATCTCCTTAATCGTATTTACGCAAGACGGATGTATATGGATTGTATGCTGCTTTAAGTAATCAATCTGCGCTTTTACACTGTTCGGCTCTTTCTTGACCGGACATGCTCTGTATCCTGCTTTCTGCCACATCTTAATCCTGTCTGGCTCAGCAGAATCACAATACATGGTAATTCGCTTCTGGAATTTTCCCTCAGCCAGCTGTATGATCTCTGATGTATCTTTTTCAAATACATACAATTCCCGGCATAAGTAGATATCTCCATCCTTGAATCCAATCTCCCCGATACAGTTCGCATGGTTGAATCCAAAATCCTGTGAATTTACCATGTAATCGAATCTTTCTGGGGATGTATCGAATTCCTCAACCACATAATTTGTAAGGATAAGCCCTCCGGTCTCTCCCCATTCGCCGAGTCCATAAATCCGATACCCATCCGGATCCCGCTCTTTACGCATCATCATGCGCCGGTGATATGCTTCATCTATGAACCGGTTCTGCAGGTATGTAGACTGGTGCGTGTATACATCATCACTTTTTATGTCGAAATATTTTGCTTTTAACCAGTGCGTTGCTGACACCGGATTGAAGCTGAACGTGATCTGATAATACAAAAATGGATTGAATGACAAGTCGCCTCTGAGTCGGTCATCGAGAATATCGACATCCGCTTCATATAGCTCCGTTGCTTCTTCAATCCATATCCATGTTAATTTTCCGACATCAAATGTGATGGACTTTACTTTTTCTCGCTGTCCATCGTCTTTCATTCCTCGAAAAATCACTTTATTTCCAGTTACTTTAGAGATCAGCTCCATTGGATTGCTTCTGATCTGCCAGAATAATCCCGCTTTATCCCCGTATATTTTATATATTGCACTCTTCAACTCTGCATAGGTACTATCCTTGTTTGTTGTGTCTACTTTTCGGACACACAAGAGATTTGCACCTTTATACTTTGGATCACCAAGTTTGATGATAAAATTCTGCGCAATGTTTACCGACTTTCCGGATCCGGCAGAGCCTTTTGCCAGTCGATATCGTTTCTTGCACTCATTAAACTCTTTGAAATTTCTGTTAAATCCAACATTAACTTCCTTCATCCTCATCACCATAGTCTACTACAATCTTCATGTCCATATCTCCTGCTACATCCAGCTTGTCATTCCACATACCTAAATGTCTGCCGAGAAGCTCAAGCGCCTTTACCTTGTCGCAGGGCTTCTGTTCCAATCCATCGCGCCCCTTTTTAATCGTTCCGAGGGCTCGCTGCTGTTCCTCCGTAAGGTTATCTGTAAGTTCCAATTCTACGGTCCGATACAGAATCGGTTCTCCGTCCTCTCCTACGAGTGAAATAATATTTCCATCTACTTCTGCTGTAGCCTGTTTCTCAACTACTTTCGCGTAGTCAGAAGCCTTGGAAAAAGCAATCGCAGCTAGTTCCTGTAGCACCATGTCCTGGGTGATCTCCGTTCGTTTCTGCCGTTCTTCCATTCGTTCTGTGATATATGTTTGAATCCGAGTATTTCCGAGTAATTTTCTCGCTGCTGCATCTGCCGAACTATCTTTTTTGCAATTCGGATACGCCGCGCGGTAAGCCCGTGTGGCATTTAGATCAATCAAGTACTCATCTGCAAATATTTTCTGTTTTTCTGTCATAGGACTCACCACCTTTAAAACATAATAAAAGCACCCATCTCTGGATGCTAAGAATTTAGGACTACTGCTAATACGCTTGAATACGACTACAAAAAACACAATCAAAATTTATAAAAAAGTAGGGAACTTGCAGTAGTCCACAACGGGTATAGCAGGACTCGAACCTACGACACATCGGTTAACAGCCGATTGCTCTACCTACTGAGCTATACACCCATAGGATGCCCTTTATTGACATCCTTTACCCTATCCGCAATCGGGTACTGACACTAAATATAGATTGCTGAATCTATTTTTGTTTGTTCTGGCAGATCTGCGGATATCTGCGTTTTGGTACCATTTGTGATGTAAAGCCGGTGTGCACTCCCTACAGCAACCCCCAGCTGGTAAGCCGCAAACCTTACATCACAAAACCGTGTGCAGGGATCGAACCTGCTTGTCCCAACTGACCACGGCATAAAAACACCGCCAGACAAGAAAGGGGAGAAGTCCGGCGGTGTTCCGAATGTTTGGAAAGATTGTTTTAGAACAATATACAATCGTTCTAGAATAATTATAGCATAAGTAAAATATAAATGCTATAAATCTTTAAGCTGTGCGCTTATAATCTGCGATACTCGCGCCTGGGTATATCCAATGATGTCTGCAACCTCTTGCTGCTTCTTACCTTCCACAAATGCCAACTCAAATATCTCTTTAATCTCTGGATCTTCAATCCCATTTATGTAGTCTTCGACTTCTTCTTGCTCTTTCAGGATCAGCAGCCTGTCTGATTCTTTTCTCCTGATCTGCCGTCTTATATTCTCTTCTTCGTAAGGATCATACATTTGTACAGATGTTCGTACTTCCGTGTATGGGAAATCTGCACTTGATCCAGTTACTTTCCCCATAACAACAGTTGCTTCCAGTTCGCAGAGTTCTTGTATCTGGTTCTCAATCCGGATAAGTCTATCTTTGTTTGGCTTATACTTTTTCAGTGTTTTCTTGTCCAACTCTATCACCTCCCGGAACAGGATCTTTTATGTTGTATTTCTCTGCTATGTACTCCACAGCGTCCTTATTCGCCATCTCACGGCTTTTAAAGTCGCACTTAAAGGCTTCATGCTCCTGTTGCTTTAAAGCCGTCTCACATGGCTTTCTCGTTGCCATAGTGTACGCTTCTATTTTCTTCATTCCATCACCTCAATTTTCTCTCCTTCTCCACATCCTCTTCCAATCCTGTCTTTAAAGTAATCGCAGTTCCCAGCCCCAATATGTAGTACAGGGTCAAGAATGCGATTGTGATTAAAATGTCCATGTTATTCCTCCTTGTATGGTTTTGGAAGTGGCTGCCATGCTATAATTCCATCCGCTTCTCCGAACGCTGCGTCTAAGTCCGCATCATACTCTACTAAATAGATGTATTTCCCATCTGTGCATAAAACTTCTTTTCCATCCTCCGGCAGCCTCTCTCCCACCGGGATCCAACCGTCATTATTATCCAGAACTTCGTCCATGTGGGAACGAATTATATTTCTGCACCATACTAGCTCTTCATATCGACCTTGTATTCTTCCGGCTTCATAACATTCCTCACCATCCAGAAAATCATCATCTTCATTGACTGGAATGTTTTTAACCATGTTCACACGTTCTTCAATCTCTTCCAAAATCTTCTCTAATACGTTCACTCCGCATTCTCCTTATCTGCATATTTCTCTACGACATCTATTGCACGGGTCAGCCCATAAATATAGCTTTCCAGTTCTTCTGCTGTTTTACTGGCTCCGTGTCTTTTCCTTTCTTCCTTTAAGGTTTCGTAGGCGTCATTTTTCATGGATTCGATTTCTTCCACGATTTTCTCTAATACGTTCATACTTTATTTCTCGTTTTCCAGCGCTTCTTTCAGCACTCTTTCCACTTCTTCCGTTTCTTTTCCCCATGATTCCGCACATCTTTTTACACCTTCCGCGTAAGCTGTAAGACTCATTACTAAGTGTTCTTCCGCACTTGCATTTGTCCAAGTTCTGCCTTCTCCATTTTTGCGCAATATAGTTATCATTATTTTCATCACTCTACCTCCAACAATCCCGCTTCTATAAATACACCTTCTAATAACTCACTCATTTTATTAGTATCAACTGTTACAACGCATTTTATTTGATGCCATAATTTGCAGAATTCGGAAAATTAAAATATCCCATTTTTAGCCTTGTTATAACGGTAAT